CAAGAGCCCTCGGATTAGCAGGAACATTGCAGATAGAAAATTCAAGTAACTCCTGCTTCTCAATCTCAAGCCAAGCATCATCTTCCGGGTCATCAATAAACTTCCACTGTTTAGGAAACATGCCTACACTACCAGCACTCAAGATACCCATCTTAATCTTTTCACCAATAGACCAGCCAAAGTGATCTATGGTCTTGTCTACAAAGACAGGAGTACCAGCAAGAGAATCTACGACTCTCAAGTTCTTCATGTACCCTATAGCTGGCCTATCCCATTCGTGAGCCCAAAGAAGAATAGGGTTCTTCATGTAGTAACTAAGGTCCCATCCATCAGTAAGGACTCTCTCATCGTCCCTATCAGTCAGTGCATCAGACATAATCATTGAGATTTCCTCACCTTCGGACTTGATGCTGACTCCCTTAAAGACTTCAACAGGATCAACAATGATACCATCCTTAGAGATATCCTTGAAAAACCTAGTACCTTCTTCTCTACCACCAATCGTGTAGACATCCTGATTCTTATGATTCAGTAATTTGACTTGTATCATTGCTTTCTCCCTTACCATTGATTTCGTGCCATTCATCACCCCAAGGCAACGGTTCAAGTCCATGCCTTGCCCTTACTTCGTTTATTGTTACTTTTCCTGCTTTGATGTCTGCATTCTCTCTTTGTGAAAGCTTGTTCTCGTCTTCCTGCAGTTCTGCAACTTTCTCAAGTGAGAACTCTCCAGTTACTTCAGGATGACCTAAAGCAGAAAAGAATTGCCTGTTAATCTCTCCAGCCCAAAAATCAAGAGTAGGTACTATCGTCTGTGAGAATAATGCCCTGTATTGTTCGTTGGAATCCTTACCTGATAATGCAGTCTTGCCTGTCTCTGCATTTGCAACCTTCAAAGGTACGCCATACATAGCAAGAATAGTAGTACGGTTCCAATCAAGAAGGTCGATATACTTGATAAGGTCTGCACTCAACTGCTCCACTGACATATTGTTGCCAAGTACTGCAACACGTGAACCACCATTATTCCTACTATAGGCATTGTTCCACATCCTGATAGCATCTTTTGATTGCTGTTCGGTGATTCTCTGCTTGGCTGCAAGTACGACATCAGGTATAGCTCCATTCTTTAATGCATCAAGGTTTCCTGCATTGATAAGCCTGTCTTGCTTTAAGGCAGGAATACCAGCAGAAAACAATGGAAATACACCACGCTCCCTCATATATACGTTGGGCATCATGATATGAAGCGAATTGTCTTTTGTTAATGGAATAATATTATGTGCATAGTCTTTGAAGAAGTAGGAAACCTCTCCATTGTCATCTACTCTGTGCATTACCCTTCTCGGGTCCAATACGTGAATCTCTTCTGGTAGTCGATATCCTCTCTCCCAATAAAAAAAGAATTCTCCTTCCCATCCCCACCACATAGCAGCTTTCATGAATAATGTCTTTGCAGGAGTATTACCACCCCTCGAATCAAAGATATGATCAAAGACAGTAGGATGTTGCATCCCATCCACAGATAATACATAATCAGAACGCATGATACAACGCATGATAATGTTTACTGCTATCTGCACCCATACATGATTCTTTACGCTCGTATTACTCAAGTCTTCTTGAAACGGTGCAGAAATATCAAAAGGGTCTATAACTGAAGCTAATGTTTCTGGATCAGTCAAATCCTTCGTACTGCTATCAATGCCCTTGTTACGGCTGAAGATCTTCGAAAGTATTTTAGCCATATATCAATAGTCCTCCGAACTCTAGGTCTTCCGCACACATCGTTATCACATCAGGTGCATCATCATACCTGTTCTTCCCTGTTCTCTGATACGAAAGTATATGTCTTGCAAATTCAGGAAATCTCTCTTTCCAATCCCTTGGATAGATAAGCATCTGCTGTACAAGGTTCGCATTGGTTATGATTCTTGTATGCTTGTTCGATGAATTGTGTTCCCATTGAACTTCAGTAGGACACCCTATAATATTTAATCTTCTCTCAACTTCGACAGCAAACCCCTTACCGCCATTATTGGACTCAACCTTCATGATGTCAACTTCATTTCTATTAAGCATATCAATTAAATCATCCATATATGCTTCAACATTGTCCTGTACGTACATCACATCACGCACAAAAGCCCTATTGCCATTCTCAGTCTCAAAGACATTACACACAAGTAACGCCATGAAATCATCACCTTCATCAGCAAAGTCACACCACGCCCCAACCCACGCAGGATCCTCAGGCATAGAATCATACATGAGAAACTTGTGAAACACCTTACCCTTTACCGTTATCACATTCTGATTGTAGTTGGCCTCGAAAATCTCTTCATCCAATAAAGCTTTCTTCTGAAGGTAACTCTGATAAGAGAGAAGAGAGTCGCATAACATCTTCTCTCCATCAAAAGCAGGAAGGACCAATTCATAGTACGGTTTCTCTCCAGCTTTCTCGTACTTGTTCTTCAAACGCTGTATCAAATCCTCTCTCGGCCACCTCGTGTGGTTTATAAGTATCTTCCCCCCTTCTTCTACCCGGGATAACAAGGTATCTCTAAACCACTTCCATGTATTCTCACTCTCATTGTCATTGAGTGCATCTCTCGCATTCTTCACCGGATCATCAACAATAAGAAAGTCACACCCCTTGCCAGTGACACTGCCTCCCTTACCAGCTGCAATGAAATTAAAGTACTGCCCCTTTAACGCCCACTTGCTCACAGCCTTATTATCTTGTTGTAATGACTCGTTAAAGAAATCACTGAATACATACTCTAATGGATCAGTACGCTCCTTGGATATCAAGTCACGAACAAACCTCGATGTGTCCGATGCATTCTCATCGTTATACGATGTGTACATGAACTTATACGTGTTCTCCTTACCCAACACCCACTCACAGAACTTTGTAAGCGTCCTCGTCTTCCCATGCCTCGGAGGCATCTCCAGATAAAATTGCTGACAGACCTCGTTCGTGTAAGATGCATCCTCTACTATCTTCCACTCACCGTCTACTCTTACAATCCTATCTTCATAAAAAGCCTGCAAACTCTTGCAGACCTTCTTCAAATGCCACCTGTCCTCACTGTAGAATATCGGCTCAGTCAATTTGCAGTATTCCCAAAAATCTCTCTTGCCTTTTGCAACACGTATGTCCCTAAGCCTCTTCAACCTCTCCGCTTTCGTCATACTCCAATAACCTCTTCTCCGCTTCCACTAACTCAGCATCGCTCATGTTCTCAAATGGATTCACACTTATCATCCCTACATGCTCCGTCTTCGGCTTATGACCACTATAATTCGCCAAGAACTTTGCTATGTCCAACATAGTCCCTACATCATCCGTCTCGAAAAATGCAGCACCTATCTCTTGGATCATATAGTCTATGAACCTACCCTTGAACTTCTCCTTCTGCCCTTCACTCATGTTATTAAATCTCGGTAACCTCTCTACCTCCGATTCAAATAACTTGTCTATAGCTTCCTTGAATTTATCTCTCCGTCCCATAGCAAAATACTACCCCCTCTTCTCTCACCTGTCAATCTTACTCCCCCATATCCGTTTTTTACTGAATTTTTTCGGAGGGTTGAACTTTCCCTTTTACTATAAAACCGTTTTTGTCGGTGGTCGTGGTCCTCCCGCAAAAAAGGCCGAGGCCCGCAGGCCCCGACCGTTGCGACTAGATTCTACGGTGGTCAAGCTCGAAGTCTCGACCTTGTTCCTCTTCACTTGGTGTTACGTACTCCCCGAGTAGATAGCTGTTGAGTCCAGATATCATCTGCTCAACCTGCTGTCCAGTTTTTTGCTCTATAGCAAGTAAAGATAACTCGGCTTCACTATCGCCTAGGTTATATCCGTACATCAAGCCCTGGAGATAGTCCCTATAGGCTTCTGCTCGTTCTTCCTTTTCCCTCCATAAGTGTGGGGGAATTTTCTCGAAGAAAACTCCCTTGTGTTGTATCCATCGTGGTGTTGTTCTGAGTAAAGCATAGGCTTTACACTCGCCGATATCCCAGCGGGCTTTAATCTCTTGCTGTAGTATCCTTTTATGTAAAGCTGGTGCTACTTGCTGATAGGTCCACTTCCAAGAGATAGAAACTACGCGGTAGGTCTTACCTGCTATGTGGTACATCATTTCAGTGTCAGATAGCCATACCGGAAAACCCTCACGCATAACGAACAAGCTTTGTCTTACTTCTGTAGGTCTCATGCTCTTCCCTCCATTACAGAAAGATAGTCAAGGCCCTTTTTGCTGAGTTCGAACTGCTCGAAGAGAGAAAGTGAAGTGCCTGCTAGGTAGCAGATATAACCGTCCGATATCCACTGGAATTTACCACTAGCAAAAGCCTGCATGAGTTTCTTCACTTTGTCTTTTTGGCGATTAAGCTTAACGGTGTCTTTCTTGTCTGGAAGCTCGTCAATCTTGTTTACTAGGCTGACAACACGAAGCATTTCGAGTCTTTCGGCTTCACTCATGGTGAAGTCTTTTCCGAGTTCATACGCTTCCCTTGATTCACTTACCAATACTCCAATAGTTCTTTGTTTGGCGTTCATTTTACGCCCTCCTGAAAAATAGTTTTTTTATAGTCCGTAGACTCACATGAAACTTTCTTCGGGCCGATAGCTAAATCGTTATCCCTCCGGTTTCCTGCAATTCCCTTCCCTATGTGGTCTGTCAATTAACTATATGTATTGTCTCACGACTTTCTGATTAGCTCAACCCCTAATAGTAATTATTTTTACCATTTATCATACAAGATAAAGCATCTCATACTATACAATTATATAGTTAACAGCTGTTAAGTAGTACGAAAAAAATAGTTATAGATTGCTCCCATTTTTATAGAAGTTGGCACGGTGTGAAATACCTGCACACTGCCTATTCCTCTGAGTCACAACTACCCATAGAGGCATTATGCTCCAGTGTGCAGATTCTACCCACTCCCCTACCCTCCCCTACCCTCCCCCACAAACTACTACACAGCTGTTTACTACACGCCTGTTCACTACACAGATGTGAAGTAGTAAGTAATAGGGTGGTATAGAATGCAGTCTTTATTTAGCGAGCTTTGGTGAAAAAGTGGTTTTATAAATGCAGTGTTTGTATGTCTAGCTTCGGTTAAAAAGTCATTTTGGAATGCAGAGAATACTTATCTAGGTACGAACAAAAAGTGTTTATTGGATACAGGTGTTATATAATGCAGATAGATTAAAAACAGCATAGAATACTAGGGAGTAAACGATGGAGAGAAGAGATAAGAGAGAGTTAATATTAGAGTTAACGCAGTCAATAGGGCTATCGGTGTACTATGAAGTAATGAATGAAGTAAGTTATGCACGAGAGAGAGAAGAGATAGCTAAAACAATAGATATGCTTCTTATGTATCCCGGTGATTATGTGTATGTGAAGGAGGTACGTGATGGAGAAGTATAGAGCAGTACTCTTACTAGAGAAGTTATTCTTAGGTGAAGAGATTGATTATGCAGAGTATACGCAGCTAGAAGAAGAAGGATACATTACTCGTGGTGATGAGGGAATAATACCTTCAGAGAAAGGAGTGAAGATCCTTGAGTTTAGTATACGTGATCTACTCAAGGGTAAGACATATATATAGGAGGATAGTATGCAGTATAACGAGATTGTGTTTCGATGTGATGACGTTGCATTAGAACTTCAGGCTAACGAGGAATACATCGAGGACTTAGATCGTGAAGTAGATAAATGGATTGAAGAACAGGAACGTAAACATGGTTTCGAGGACTAGTTATCATTGTAGATTTTACCTGATTCTCAATAATACTGTGCAGTTTTTTGTACTAGCCCGGGAAAATTCGATACTTTCCATCAAAAATACTCTGTAATATATATAATTTCTACTCAGATAAGGGGTATTCTAATGCAGATTGCCAGTATTCTGCTATGGTTCAAAACTCATATTGCACCTATATATGCAGGATTCTCAGTAATATATATGCAAAACAGGGTACTTTGTAGTAAAACCCCGGGAAAATAGAAGACCTATACTCAGAGTTATGGAGGTAAATATGGATAAATTAGAGCTGTATATTATGAAAAAGAGGATGCATTCATATGGTAGAGAGCTATGGGAACCTTATCTTAAAGGTACTATACAAGAGCTTAAAGACCACGATGATCTACAAATAAGAAGCCTTACTACTACTGCTATCCTTCAAATCCCTACAGAAGTAAATCCTAGTATTATATACGGATATAAGGTATTCTTTATCTCAGGTCTCTTAGAAGCACTGTCTGATATTATCTTCAGGCTAGAAAGTGCGCTTGACGTGTATAACCTATATAACAGGCATAAGGGAGGTAGGTATGTAGAGGGGAGAGAGGAGTTAGAGAAGGTGATAGGATATGTTAAGGGGGTAATGGAGGATAGTATAAGGAAGAACTTGGTTTAATTGGTATATATTTTAGGGAGGATTCGCGGTGAGGAATGTGAAGTTTCTTTGTATAGATTTCTGGAATAGGCCTGTATTCAAGGATGTTGATAGTGATAGACTATACGGGTCAGTTGAGAGATTATTCGATTATGGTACACCGGAAGAAGAAGTTCTTGAGAATATCAAAGCTGAAGATCTTTTATATTTCGGTAGAGATATAGATGGAGATCCTATGGGGGATGTGCCAAATCAACCATTAAACATAGTGAGGTAGATATGAGTGTTGAAGTAGAAGTTATCCAGGCAAAGCCAAAACACCAGGAATTCCCATGTTTAATGATATCTTTAGATGAAGATATTATTGTACTCATGACTGATGTAAAAAAAGGGACTACTCTTTGGTCTGAGCTTCCTGAGTATCCAGTTGGAGAATTCAATGAATTGTGGGATATGGATTACTTTGTAACATTCCAAGGAGTTTTAAGAATTCAGAATAAGGAGGATTAGGATGCACACGTGTAAGAATTGCGAACATTACAAGAAGTTGGATCCAGCTGTAGGTAGATGCACAAGAAGAAGAGTTTATGGAGTGTATAACTTCTGTAAGCCAAGTCATACCTGCAGAAAATTCACAACAAGGAAAGAGTCATGACACCAGTACAAGCTATCAGGAAATATTGCCTGGTTGATTGCAGTAATAACAACCCGAAAGAGGTTAGGAATTGTCCTAATAAATCTTGCTTTCTTTATCCTTTCAGAATGGGTAAGAACCCGAACTACCATAATAAGGATGAAGAAGAAAAATAGGTAGGAATTCTACCGAGTAAAACGTTTAGGAGGATGATATGATACGAGACACTATCATCAAAATGGCAGATAGAATGCCTGTAGGTACAATGTTGAGTGGTCCTGATATCTGTGCTCATGTAAGAATGAAGATTCAAAGAGAAACGGGTGGAAGACCAATGGAAACATCAATCATGGTTAAACTTCGACAAACAAAGAAGTTTAAGCATGTCAAAACGAACGATGAGAGAAATCCAAATCACAATCCCTCATTGTATGTAAGAGTTTAGGAGGACAGTCATGTCAAAAGCGTATGCAGTTATTGAAGGTTTCGTAACAACAGGTATCGAGTTCAAGTACATCAAAGAGAAAGATATTGATCTTCTCAAATTCACCGTCATGGTCCCAGGCTATCACGATGATGAAGAACCTACATTCATCAATGTCAGAGCATGGGGTAAGAAAGCTCGAATGTTTAGAGCTCTTATCAGCGAGAAAGCTTATGTTCACGTTGAAGGGTTTATGAAACAGAGAAGATTCGAAGTTGTTGCTGCAGATGGATCCGCTCAGAAGATATCAACCATCGGTGTGGTTGCTGGATATGTAGATCTACCAAGAGAAAAGTAGGAGGTGTTATGGGACTAGATATGTATCTCGATAAGATTGTCTACATTGGGGGAGAATATGAACACAATGAAGTGAAAGGATCTCTTGAAGTAGAATCAGTTTGGTTAAATGGGAAGTTAGTTATACCAGCAAAGGAACTTTCTTCTGTTTCTATTCGTGTTGGATATTGGCGTAAAGCTAATGCAATTCATAAGTGGTTTGTTGATAACATACAGGAAGGTGTAGATAACTGTGCTTATTATTTTGTTTCTTTGGAATCTTTGAAGCAACTATTAGATTTATGTAGGAAGGTTTTATTAAACAAAGAAAAAGCTGCAGAACTACTACCAACAAAGGAAGGTTTCTTTTTTGGAGGATATGAATACGATGAATGGTATTTTCTTGATATAAAAGAAACAATCGGGATTATTGAACCACTAGTAAAGAATGGTGCTGATGAAGAATTCATGTATCATTCATCATGGTAAAAAGGAGAGAGTTATGGACTATAAAAAAGTTATTCAAGCCTACGTTGACCAGGAAGAAAAGGAGATTCGATGTGGGTAACCCTGATAGTAGTGTATCTAGTATAAATGCTCTTGGAGTTATTGCTACGTATGTAGACTTACCACGAGAAAAATAAAAGGAGAATCACATGACAACAATCAAAACAAGCATTCAGAAAAAAATCGAGGACCTTAAACTTGAGATCAAAGAAAAAGAAGCTACTCTTGCTATTGCAGATTTTCTTGATACTGAATTGAAAGGGATTGTCTTTGATGATGTTTGGTACTGGAGAGCTTTTATCAAGCTAAAAAGCTTTCCTGAAGTTGCTATCACACTGCGTAAACTCATGAACACAAAGCTTCCTGATGGATACTCATGGAATAAACGAGAACCTTCAGTTACACCTAGAAAAATAGAGTCAGGATTTACGTTTGACTACACACAAGATGTTGAGATTATCCATGACTCAGAAAGAGTCTATGAGTTCCAGTTGCAGCTTAATGGGTTACTAAGGAATGAACTTCCAAAGGATATTGTCGGTCCTAAGTGTGAAGTTAAAGAAAGTGTGTATGTCAGCCACTATGTTTCTTGTCCTGTAGAGTAAGGAGACAAATCATGAGTAACCACACAAAAGAGCCGTGGAAAATAGTTGAACCTAATGGAACTGGCAATGGGTTTAACATCGTATCAGATAATATAAGGCCTAGTGCATGGCTTGGTCTCGGATGTCTTAGTAGGGATTCTGAAACTTTTGCCAACGCCCACCGCATAGTCCAATGTGTCAACGCCTGCATCGACATGAAAGACCCTGCAAAAGAGATAGCACAGCTGAGGGCTGATAGGGCGGAGCTGTTGGAGGCGTTGGAAGAGTTATGCAAAAATTCATTAGGCGTTTTTTCTACTATAGAGCGTATAATTGGTGATACAGACCCATATATAGATGAAGATTGGACAGAAGAAGATGTTAAAACAGAAGAACCTTTA